AAATCCCATGCGAGTTTCACCACGGCTTCGAGCGCGTGGAAGACGCCGGACACGACCTGCTTGATGCCGGCCCAGACCTTCGAGAAGTCGCCGTGGATAATCCCGTCGATGATTTTGACCCATCCGCGGATCTGTTCGAGCACCCCGTCGAAGATCGGGCGGATCTTATCGAACACGGCTTCGATCACGCCCTGGAACGTCTTGAAGACCGCGTCGACCTTGCCCCAGTTGTCCGACACGTAGTTGATCGCCTTCGTGAACGCGTCGAGGAGTTTCCCGACGACCGGAAGGATCTTTGATCCGATCAACTCTTTCAGGTTCTCGATCGCGACGTGGAACCGTTCGCTCTCCGCGGCCGACGTCTTCCCGTACGCCTCCGCGGCGGCGCCGTACGTCTTCTGCGCCGCCGCGATCGCGTTCTGCGCCGAGGCGGCCTTGTCGAGCTCCCGGGCGCCCTTCATGTGCGCGTCGATCGCGTCAAGCTGCGTCTGGATCGACGCTTTCGTCGCGTCGTCCGCCGTCTTAAGCTTGTCCTTAAGCGCGTTGTGCGCGTCCTTCAACGCGTCAACGTGCGTCGTCACTTGCGGGATCACGATCCCCACGCGCTTGAACGCGGTAGCAGATCCCGCCTCGGCCTTCTCGACCATCCTCGTGGCGGCCTCGAGCGAGATGTTCCGGGCCCTGGCGATGTCCGCCGCGAGGTTCATGTCCTGCGTGGCTTTCGCCGCGTCTTTCGTAACGACGATCAGCTTCGCGTACGCGTCCGACAGGTCTTCGTCGTCCAACGCCGCGAGACGCGATGTCTTCTGGATCGCGGCGTCGATCTCTTTGCCGTGGTCGGCGTAGCTGACTCCTACGCTCTTCAACGCGCCCTGTAGCCGTGCCTGTGCCTTCTCCGATTCGTGGGCGGCCTCGACCGCGCCCTTCAACCCGACGACGATCGCGCCGACCCCGGCCGCGCCAGCGCCGAGCGCCGCTTTCTTCCCCATCGACAGGAACTTGGACCCGGCCTTGTCGGTCGCGCCGGCGCTCTTGTTCAGCGCCTTTTCGAGGTCGGCGGCGTCACCGAGAATCCGGACGTTCAAGTACCGGGAGCCGGGCATCAGCAGCTACCGGTGTCGGTCGCGTTCCAGAGCTTTGATGTCCTGCTCGATGCGCGTGTACTCGTCACGAGTCAGGAGGTCGAACTTCCAGGGAAGGATCCCGTAGACGCGAGCGTGGACGGGTCGCCAGAGAACCCGGCGGGAGTTTCCGAGGACGATCCGGGAACGTCCTCGACGACGCCGGCCGCCCCTGTCTCCGTCGCCGTCACCGTAGGGACCGTGACCGCCTCAACCTCCTGGATCTGCTCGACCTGCTCCCACGTGAGCGGAGCGCCTGCGATCTTCGAGCCTTTCCATACGGCGACCATCAGCATCGTGGCGGGGAGCCCGACGAGCGACCGGAGCGACTGGCCGAAGTGGCGTTCGATCGCAGCCTCGTCGGCGAACGTGTAGCTGGTCGGCAACGGGTACAGGTTGTCGTCGGCGCGGAGATGCGTCGGATCTTGCTCTTCGAGGTTCGGTGCGGGTGTGTCGTCGGCCATCGGGGCGGCCCTCCTATTCGGGGTGGCGTGTGTTGCGGAAACCGTACTTACCTGCGAGGTCGTCGAACGCCCGAAAGACCATGTCGGCGGCCTGGGCGCCCTTGTGCTCGAGCGCCGGCCCGAGGAACGCTCGGCGGCCACCGCTCCCGTACTCGTACCGGCGCGGGTAGTTGAATCGGGTGCGGTCGTTCTGGCGGACGGCCCGAGCTTCGACGGCGACGTACCGAGATGTCACGGCGACCGAGATGCGGCGGATCAGGGTGCCGGTGATCCGGAGTCCTTTCTCACCGGCGATGCGGCGGGCTTCGTCGCGGACGAGCTCGCCGGCCGGTTTAAGCGCGGACCGTAAGTCCTTCCGGGCTTCCGGGCCCATCCGTCGGAAGTCGCGCGCGAGCTCGCGGAACCCCTCGACCTTCACGGTGACGCCCGAGTTCGAGCTCATCGCGAACGGCCTCTTTTACGGGGAAGCGTCGGCGGTGTAGTAGTCGATCGTGATCGGCGAGTTCGTGCCGTCGTCGTGCGCCTTGAACGGCAGCTCGATCATGTTGATCCCGTCGTCGCCGACGTTCGGGGTGGCGCCATCGAACCGGGCGGCCGGGATCGTCACGACCATCTTGTACGGCAACCCGACGTCGTAGGTCGTGACCTTCGTCCACGTCGCGACGATCGCAGCGAACGTCAGGCTCTTGAACCGGTTGTAGTCGGTGAGGGTCGAGAGCTCGACGGCGAGCTTCCCGGTGATCTCGCGCTTCCCAGCCTCGACCGGCTGATCCTTCAGCGTGTCTCCGCGCAATTTGAACCGGTCGACCTTTAGCGAGTTGTTGCACGTGACCTCGAACGAGTCGAGCTCCAGCGCTGATCCGCCGACGGTGACGGCGAGCTCCCCCCAGTGGAACGCTTCGGTCAGCCCGGGGGCGGTCGCTGTGGTGAGCGCGGTCGCGGTGTCCTCGTCGCGCGCGTCGACCGACGCCTTGAACCGGAGAGTATCGTCGATCTGTTGCGACAAGGTGAATTCGGCACACTTGCAGCCGAGATAGGAGAACGGGTGCACGGTGCCGGCGAGATCCGGCCTGCCGACCTGCATGGTCAGCATGTCCCCGAAGAGGTCGCCGACTGTGCCGGAGTGTTTCTTCCCGGTGCCGCTCGCGGTCGTCGCGACCGTCCCGAGCGCCCACGACGAGAGAAGCAGGCCGAAGCCTTTGTTCCCGACTTCGAACTCGACGTCACCGGCGGCCTGGCGCTTCCCGGCGGCGACGTGGTCCTGTCGGAGCACGCGGACGCCGGTGCGGAGCCCCTTCGCTTCGATGCGAGCGATGTCGAGGGAGAGCGACTCGCTGCAGAATTCGAGGAACCGAGTGGGCGCGACGAGCGTCCCGTACGTCGCCTCGGAAGCGACCCCTAGCTGAGTGAAGAGGTTGGAACGACTCATGATTCGGTGGTCTCCTCAGTGGTCGATGTCTTCCGCTTCCGCGGCTCTTCGGCGGGCGGCTCTTCGGCCGGGGCGGGAGAGGTGCCGCCGGCGATCGCAGCGTCGTGGGCGGCGACGATCTCGTCGGTCGTCGCGACCGGGGTGGGCGCAAGGCTGGATCCGTCTCCTCGGGTGAAGTCGTCACGGTCGAGTAGCGAGGCGGCGTACGCGGGATCGGAAAGGTCGGCTTCCTGGCCGGCCTCGACCCAAATCTCGCGGACGCGTCCCTGCGCGTCGACGTCGATCAGCCCGCACGGTTCGAGCCCGGTGTATCTGACGATCGTCCCCACGTCTTCGCTCCTCGCTCCTCGTTCGTGTAGGGATAGGCTAGATGCGTGCTCGGACGTCGATGGTGAACTCGATCGACGACTCGCGACTGTCGTCGGTGACGGCCTTCCGGAGCCTGCCGTTCTTCGTCAGGGTCGCCGCGATGATGTACCCGTCGCCGGTGTAGTACGGCGACAGGGTCGGGTTCGCTCGAACGGCGGCCTCGATCGCGGCGAAGATCTCCCATGCGCGATCGCTCGCGACCGACTGTGCGTCCTCGCGCTTGGCGGCGACAACGGAGATCAGCACGGTCTGCGAGTAGAACTCGTCGCGCGGTCTGGTGGTTTGGTTGAGCGCCGCCGTGTTCTGCTCGAACTCGACGTCGAGCAACGCGACCCAGTCGCGCCGGTCGAACGTGCCGGGGCTCGGGATTCCGTCGGTCAGCGGCAACCCGGCGACGAACACGGTTTGCGCGAGGAGAAGCTCTTCGAGCGCCGCTTGGAACGACGGGATCGTCGTCGACGCCACCGGTCAGACCCCGATGTTCCGGTACAGCGGACGCAGCAGGCTTTTCGCTGAGAGCGGGATCGCGTACGTTGATTCGGCGGTCGGCGCCGGCCACCGGTCGAACCCCGGGTCGGCGTACCCGGACGTCGGCGCGGATCGGCGGATCCACGATCGGACGCAGGCGATCGCGGCCTCACGAGCGACCTTCGGGACGGCGGCGAATCCCCAGTCACCTTGGATCGACAGGTCGACCTCGCCGAACTTGGAGAACGTCGAGTTGGCGTCGAGAACGATGTAGTCGGACAGCATCAGATCGGTGTAGGTGCCGCCGATCTTCGAGCCGCCGACCGGCAGAAGTTGGTAGTCCTGTCCTGCGATCAGCAGGCGGTTGTCGCCTCCCGGGTCGAGGGTGACCGTGGTGGCGGTGCGAAGATCCCATGGACACAGGTCAACCCACGGGCCTTGAATGCCCCGGGATCGGGTGGCGTCCGTGACGGCGACGAGCTCACGTTCGATCTCCGCGGGAATGAGCTCTGAGGCAACCTCGAGCGCGCGAAGGATCCGCGCGTCCATCGCGAGGTCGGACTCGTCGGTTTCGAGTGCCAGCCGGACTTCGGCGAGCTCGGCCAACGTGGCTGTCGCTGGCGCATGAGCGCGGATCTCGATGATCGTTTCGTTGATCGACTGCACCTTGCCGCTCGACGTGACTTCCCACCACGCGAGATAGAGGCCTGCGGTGTCAACGTCGGCGGAGGCCCACGAGTAGGAGACCTGGCCGGACGCGGCAACATCGATGGTGGCGGCCGCGTTCACCTTCAGAACGGACGAGCCTATCGCGCGCATTTTGAACGCGACGGTCATTCCGGTCAGGTCGACCGCGACCCCTGCGGACGTGAGCGTCGTCTGGATTTTCGGGAGTCGGTCTCCGACGCCCCAGAGGAGGGGTGTGCTGCTCATCGCGCTATCTGCGGATCGTATCCGCCTGTTCGGCGGGCGGGGTCATAGGTGCTGGAGGTTGGGCGTGCCGGATCGTATCCGCCTGTTCGGCGGGCGGGGTCATAGGTGCTGGAGGTTGGGCGTGCCGGATCGTAGGCGCTTGCGGTTGCGCGCTGCGGGTCGGTGCGGCCCGGGTCCGCCACTTACGCCCCTCTATCCTCGCGCCCGATGCCCCTCAGCCGCGTTTCGCGGTCGGGGCAGCGAACACGTCGCGCGGCGGCCGCCTGCGCATCCTGGCCCCGCACACGGCCATCCTGCGGCGCAGGAAGGGGAGCGGCCGGAACCGCTCCCCTCCGATCAGAGGTAGGTGGATCGTGAAATAGCGTGGGCGCCGGCCTGACGCCTAGGAAGCTCGGCGGATGGCACAGGAGAGGCTCTTGCCGTTGACGCGGTAAGAGCCTCTCCGAGCCCCTATCCCTACGCTTAGTCGCTAGCACGGTACCACTCGGTGCGAGCACAGGCTGTCACGCCGAGACGGGTTCCTGCGGCTTCCGCTTCGTCGACGACATGCCCTGGGCGCGCTTCCGCTCCGCGGCGATCCCAGCCTTCCGCGCGGCGTACCGCTTCGCCCGGGCCGCGTCCTCCGGCACGCTTTCCGGGGCGAGCCCCGCGACCTTCGCGTCGACGCCGCGATCCTCCTCGTCCAACGCGGCCACGTACGCGGCGATCCGCTCCTCCGTCCACTCGTCCTTCGCGAACATCTTTCGCCTTTCGTCGGGGGTTTATCTCCGGGGCGCCCATCTCGGGCGCCCCGGAGAGCCTTACTGGACGAACTCAGAAGGTCGGTGCGATGAGCCCGGTGCCTCCGATGATCGCCGACGCGCCGGGATAGCGGCCCGCAGTAAACGCGGAATCGCCCCACACGGCCAGCCGGACGCTCTGCGGCGCCTCCGCCTGCTCGAACGAGAACCGCCTCGGCATCCCGTCGCCCTGAGCCCAGAAGAACAACTCGGACGGAGAGGTGACGACGACGACGTCCTCGGTGCCGGCCCCGACGTTCGTCGGGATGTTGCCGTCCTCGATCACGACGAGGCCGCCGAGATCGTAGGCGGTGACGCCGTACGTGCCGGGCCCGCCGATCCCGAGCGGGTTGTACGCCTCGATCCGCTCCGGCACGATGAACGGGCGGCTCGACGAGTCGAGCGCCGCCCGGATCCAACCCCACCGGCGCGGATGCATCGCCGCGACGAGCGGGATGTTCGCGTACAGCGCGGTCACGATCCGCTGCGCAGCGTCCTGGAACTTCGGCCACACCTCCGGAAGGGTCGGGGTGGCGTCGGTGTACGCGATCGACGGGACGGATCCGGTCGACCGGATCCCGAGGTGGGTGCCGGAGGTGCCGTCCGCGTTGAGGGCGGCGTCGCCGAGCTTCGTCCAGTATGCGCGGGTGAGGTCGTCGTAGATGACCGCGTCGACGAGCGAGCCACGCTCGATCGCCTGACGGCTGACGTCCTGCTGACCCGAGTAGGTCCGCACGTTCACCGTAAGGAGCGTGTCGTCCGAGTCGGTCTCCTGCACCGCCGCGTTCTCCGACGCCTGCGCAGCGACGGCGGTTCCGGTGGTGAGCCGGCCCAGGTTCACGGTCATCCCAAATGCCGGCAGCTCGAGCCGACGGCAGACGCTGAGGAGCGGCGATCCCGCGCGTGCGAACGGCACGAACTCGTCGACGAGGTACTGCGGGATGACCAGGCCGGTGAACGCGCCGGAGCCGACGTCGCGAAGCTCGATGCCGCGGGCGCGGCGGTCGGCCTCGTTCTCGCGGCCGTGGCGTTCGAGCCGCTCCCGGCAGGCGGGGTCGGCCTGCGAATGCAGTCCCCACGCGTCCCGGAAGAACGAGTCCGGCCCGTTCTTGCGGTAGGTGCGGTCGTGTGTCTCGCCGACGACGACCTTGGGGGCGGCTGCGCGCTCCGGGTTGGCGGCGACGAACGCGGCGCGCTCCTCGTCCAACCGGAGGTTCTCCTTGGTCCGCTCGGCCTCGGCCTTCGCGTTGTCCCACGCGTCCCGCTTCGCGTCACGCTCCGCGATCAGCGCCGGGAGAGCCTGGTCGTCTTCGTTCTTCGCGATCCGTTCGAGCACGTCGCCGAGCTCGGTACCTGCCTTCCGCTGCGCCTCGACGGCGCCATCGTGGAGTTCCTTGATCGTCACTGGAAGTTCCCTTCTCGGGTCAGGTTGAAGAGCTCGAGCTCGGCCTCTCGGGCGGCCTGCTTGGAAGCAGACGCGACGGGTGCCGTCGGCGAGTCTCCGTGGTCTCCTGCCCGGCCCGGATCGTCCGCGACCGTGCTCGGGCCCGCCAGTGGCGCGACCCGGTCCGCCCCGCGACCATCCGCGGCGACATGCTCCTCGAGCGACGCGACCCGAAGGGACGCGGCCGTCAGGGAGCGAATCTCGGACGACGTCTGAGGGTAGGCGCCCTGAGCGCACACACACACGTCGAAGAGATCCTGAATCTGGGTGATCCTGTACTTCACGTCGTAGGTTCCGTCGGCGGCGATCTGCTCCTCGACGGTGTCCTCGCCGGCGATCGTGAACGCGAAGCTTGCCTGCGCGACGACCTTGCGTCGCATCTTCACGGCGGCGCGGATCGCGTCGGGGTCTGCTTGGTCGACCCGGGCGAAGAACCGTAGGCCGGTCGGGTCGGCGGTGACCTCGAGCCCGCCGATCGGAAGCATTCCACCGAGCTCGGCCCGGACGTCCGTTGACGCCATCGCCGATTTCATGTCGTGGCCGTGGGTCAGGTGAACGAGCCCGTCGCCGTTCGCGAGCCGGACGAGCGCCCGATCGAACGCCGATGGCGCAATCTCCTCGCGAACCCGAACCCCGTACGCATCGTACAGCGTGGTCTCTTGGTCGAACACGGCGGCGTAGCCGGCCATCGTCCAGGATCCGTCCCCGGTCTGTGAGGCGTCCCGAACGTCGACGGCGCGGATGTTCGCGATGCATGTCCTGATCGTGGGTGCAGCGATGATCGTCGGCACTGGCGGGTAGCCCTTTCCGTCGTGACGGTGTCGCACGTGAAGGTAGATTGTAGCCCGGACGTAACGCCCCCACGAACGCCGACGGGCCCGCCTCCATGTAGGAAAGGGCGGGCCCGTAGGGCGGCTGAACGAACCCGCACGGAGGGCGAGGCGTCGGCCGGGAAGCTATCAGACCGGGACGACGAGCGCGCCGGGGTCGAGCTCGCCGGCCAGCACCGCGTCAGGCGACGAGATCGACGGCGCCGACGTGCCCGGGTTCGGGGCGCCACCGACCGGCGTGAACTGCGGAACGCTTCCGTCGATCGCCGTGTGTGGCCCGTAGCCCTTCAGCGCCCGGGCTTCGTCCGGGGTCAGGATCCCGGCCTGCACGTCCGAGACGATCGCAGCGGCCTCGGTACGGACGTCCGCGCGGATCTTCGGGGCACGGAGCTCCGGCCAGTCGCGGGATCCAGGGCCGAACCATGCCGGGTGAGCGCGGAGCGTGTCGGCGATCCGGGTTCGGCGCGGCCCGAGAAAGTACCTGTCCCATCGGGCCTGCTCATGCTCGGGCACGGTGACCTTGTCACCGGTCTGCGCCATCATCAGCGACGCCGGAACCCCGAAGATCTGGCCGGCAGTGTGAACGTCGAGCGAGACCCCCTCGACGAACTGGGCGTCACGCATCGACAGGCCTATCGTGTGGATCTGGGCGCCAGCACCGAAGAACCGAACCTGTCCGGCTGCGCCCGCACCGGTGCCGACCCCGGCTTGATTCAGCCTGCCGCGTGTGCGTCGAGCCTTCTCCTGGTCGACCTCTTTCGGGTAGGTCACGGCGATCTGCTGCGGCGCCCCTCGCTCCCACAGGTTGCGGGAGTGCCGGCGGGCGGACAGCATCCCGCCGAGCTCGTCCGAATGCTCCTCGATCGGGCTCGGCGCGATGATGCATCCCGGGTCGGCGTACCCAACGCGGAAGTGGACGACCTGCAAGTAGCCCCAGCCCGTCCACCCTCCGGCGGCCTTCCGGTACCTGTACAGCGGCCGGTCGGCCTGCTCGTCCCATCGCGCCTGCATCACGTCTTGGTGCACGAAGTGGCAGCCGACGACCCGGCGGGTCGCGACGTCCAGGTCGAGGCGCCAGAACGCGTTTCGGCGGCCGGTCAGCGCTGCTTCGGTTTCCTCGAGGAGCGCTGACCATGGCTGGTATGCGTTCGGCTGGCCGGCGAAGATCCGGGCCTGCCATGTCGTCGTGACCGACTGCGGTAGCAGCGTCTCGCCGCGGTAGACGCCGAGCGCGAGCTCCGCTACTTGCGTCGCAGCGATCCGGATCGCGAGATCAACGGCCGCGACCCCTCGCACGGTGTCGGCGGACACGACCGTCCCGCTTCCGTAGCGATGCGCGATGCCCTGCGACTCGAGCATCGTCATCAGCCCGTCGAGGCTGGCGGTTCGCCTGTCCCCGGTCGTCGTGCGGTAGATCACGCGACGACCTGTTGCAGGAACGCGACGCGGGCGACCGGAACCCATGACTCGCCGGTCAGCGGCGCTGACTGCTCCTCGGACACGATCGCGGCCACGTTCGCTAGACGGTAGTGACCGGCCAGGACGTCGAGGAGGACACCTTCGAGCGGAGGGATCTCGACGCCGTCCTCCGGCAGGAGGTGGAAGCGGTACCGGGCAACCGGGACGCGGCGCCGGCGAAGCGGCGATCGCATCCGGCTAGACCTCCGGGACGAAGCCGGGGACACGGATGAAGACCGTTGAAGCGTTCACCCATCGCCACCGGCGCGCGACGCATCCGCCGTTCGATTGCGAACCCTTCCAACCGAACGACGTGTTCCCCTCGACGGTGCGGATCAGCCCGACGAACCGGCCGCTCTTCGACCACCTGAGCGCCAGCACTCGATCCACGATTCCGATGTGGTCGTGCGTACCGTCCTGTTGCCAATCGAAGCACACGTGATCGCCTCGCAGCGGGCGACGAACGTCGTAGCCCCTCGCGCGGGCCCACTTCACCCACGACGGGACATAGGAGGGCAGGTCGAGCCCGAGCCTGTGAACGCTGACGCCGACGTCGAGAAGCATACAGTTTTGCATCGCCGCACACCACGCGTAACCCGTGACCCCATTCGTGGCCTTCTGCCACCGGTTGATCTGCTCGTTCCACTTCCCTGATCGCGGCCCCGTGTTCGACCCGGCGGGGTCTTCGGTCAGGCCGACGAACGTGCAGGCACGTTCGACCGCGGCGACCCGAGCAAGCTTCATAGGCGGCTTCGTCATTGCGTGTCCTTTCGACAGCCATCGTACATTTCCGTGAGAGCCTGGACGAATACTCGCATGAGCGGCGGCGGACGGCTGCGCCGCCGCTGATCCTGCGTGTTCTCTCTACGACGCCGCTTCCGTCGCGTATTGAGCGCGAGCGAGTCAAGGCCGCGAAGACGGCGGCGGCCAAGATCAGTCTTCGTCCCACTCGGAGGTCTCCTCCCACGGATCGATCGTCCGGTCATCGAACCCCTCGACGGCAAGGTCGACCGCGATCAACCCTGCGATCAGCCCGTCGATCGGCCTCGGGTTCCGCGACCTGTCAAGTTTCCCGACCTTCCAGCCGCGGTCGGTCTTGTCGCCGGCTGCCGCCGCCACATGCGCCGCGAGAACCGGGTCGCCGTCGTGGCATAGGCCGCCACCGCCGATCAGGTTGTAGAACCCCTGCACGGCATCCCACGTTTCCCGGCCCTGCGGCTCGTACGCGGCAACGTCCATCCCGGCCTCCTCCAAGAGCTCGGCGGAACGGTTGAAGTACCGCGGGTCGAACCCGAGCACGTGCACCGCATACCGGGCGGCGAGCTCCTCCTTGCCGTGGGCAACATCACCGGTCGTGTCCCTGGCAACGTTCGGCCACCCGTACCGCTCCTGGTCGTCGGCGCCGTGCAGCAACCCGCCGGCGATGAACCGCTCAACCGTGTCCAAAGAGATCCGGTCACCGGCGAAGTACACGTGCGAGGCAACATCCGATCGGGTCGAGAACACCCAGACGCGAAGCGCGACCCGGCCGTCCGAGGTCGGCGCGGCCATCGCGACCGCCGTTGTGTCGTGGTTCAGCGACGCGTCCACGGCCAGCGCCACAGTCGCGCCATCCCGGAACGCCTCGTCGACCGCGGCGGCGTCCTCGAGATCAGCCCACGACCTTGTGTCGATCCACGCCGTCTTCGTCGACGTCCACGCGTTCCCGTACAGCCGGCGCTTCGCCGACTCGTCGACGCCCTGCTTCGCGAGATCACGGCGGATCCGCTCCGGCGTCCGCCACGACGCCGGATTCGCCCGCTTCCACGACGAAACGTCATCCATCCTCGTGTTCGGTCCGATCCCGTACCAGTGCATCAGCATCCGACCTGAGATGTCCTCCAGCACGAACCCGCCGTCGCCCATCGACAAGTCCGGCGTCCGGGCCGGGTGCGCCATCGCCGCCCGATACAGGATCCCGAGCGGCTTCGTGAGGTCAAACCCCGCGGTCGACAAAACCCATAGTTGCGCGTCCTCCCGAGCTCCGTCCGCAGTCGCGATCGCGTTCCAGTTCTCGACCTGCTTCGGCGTCACCCAAGCCCAGAGCTCATCGGCCGCCGTGAAGTACGGGTTCTTCCCGTGGTTCAACTTCCCGTCCCCCGCGATCCGATGGATCTTCCCGTCGTTCGCGGCACACTCGATCGCGGCCTTCGTCACGACGAAGATCTCGCGCCACAACGGAGCTTGGGTGATGAACGCCTCGATCGCCTCGGACAACGGCGCCGCCTGCTCCCTCGACCCGGCCGCCAAGATCACTTCCGGCCGCCCCTCACCATCCGCAGGCGAAGCCTTCACCGTCGCGACCGCCGACGTCCCAGTCGTCTTCCCGTTCTTCCTCGGCACCCCCAACACACAAGTCGAGAACAGATACTCGCCATCGTCATCGAACGCCAACGCCCGATCAATAAACCTGACCTGCCACGGCTCGAACACGAGAGGCTGACCGCGGAACCGGCCGATCGTCTGCACACACGTCGCCGCGACCAGGCGGGCGAACCACGGGCCCTCCGTCCGCTCCTCGACCGGCTCCCCGTTCAGCAACCGACGCCGAGGAGACAACCCTGCGACGTCCACAATCCGCCGTTCGAGATCCGAACTTTCCGCGATCTTCGCCTCCAGCCTCCTCGTCGACGCGGCCTGCCGCTCGGCCGGCGACATTGGCTTCGCGCCGGCGCCCTCCCGTCGGCCACCCCACCCGGGCGATGTCTTGCGTTCCGTCACCTTGCTCCCTCTACTGCACATCGTTCAGCGCGTTCTACAGACTACGGCCGGTAGATCTTGACTGGATGAAAAAGGGCCTGGGCACGGGGGGGCGTCGCATCGCCGCGCGTGACAACAACACCCCCCCTATTCGTTCGCATGAACGACAACGCGAGCGCTGCGTGTCGCGCGGGCGCCGTCGATGACGCCGTGGCAGTGGCTGCAGGCGGCGCGGAGATCGTCGAGTTCGGCGGCGAGGTGGTCGCCGTTGAGGCTCGGCCGGAGGTGGGCGGTTGTCGCGATTCGGGTGCAGCGGTCGTCGATGTTGAGCTCGCACGTGTGGCCGGCGTGTTCGAGGCGGGCGGTTCGGAGGGTGTGCCATGCGGCGGTGTTGCGGCCGTGGCTGACGCGTCGTGCTTGGCGCTTGGCGTTGTCGGTGGCTGCGTGGTCGGCTGCGTGTTGGGGGCAGCGGGTCTGTCCGCGTTCGATCCAGCGGGGGCAGCCTGGGGTTTGGCATCGGCGGCGCACGGGTGGAGTGTGCCACACGTTTTCGTCGATGTCACGCTTCGATGCTCTGGTTTGGCGTGTCGATGTCGAGCGGGATGGCAGAACCCCCCTTTAGGGGGGTTCTGACCCCTGCCGACGTCGGGGTGGTTGGGGGGGTATCCGTGTTGGCTGCTGGGACGAAAGTGCCTGCATCTTCCAATGTCCTGGGTTTTGGGCATCGGAAACGCCTGGGTTTTTGGGAAAGTCCCTGCATCTGCCAATGTCCTACGAACGGGTTAGGGCGAGACATCGGAAACGGGTTAGGGGTGGGTACCGGTTGGAAAAGCCCTGCATCTTCCAATGCTGGTGATGCGTGCTTGGGCTTCGGAGGGCATGGCTATTCGCTTTCTCCATTGCCCCAGAGGCGGTCGAGGACGCGTTGGATTTTGGCCTCGAAGCGCGGGAGCGGTTACCCTGCTGCCGCCGGTTGCAAATGCTGCTCCCGAACGAGGACGGATGCCCATGTTTGAGCAGGCCTTCAAGAACATCGACGTTGTCCTTCGTAACGAGGCGGGGTGTACGACCGAACTCGACTACACCGAGCAAACGTCATGGCTGCTGTTCCTCAAGTACCTCGACGGGCTAGAACAGGATCTCGCCGACCAGGCGACGCTGGAGGGGAAGCCCTACGCGTACATACTTGACGAGCCGCACCGCTGGTCAAGCTGGGCTGCGCCGAAGGGTGCGGACGGCAAGCTCGACCACAACGTGGCTCTCACCGGCGATGACCTGCGTGACTTCGTCAACCGGGATCTCTTCCCGTACCTGCACGGCTTCAAGCTGAAAGCCAGCGGGCCGAACACGGTCGAGTACAAGATCGGCGAGATCTTCGGCGAGATCAAGAACAAGATCCAGAGCGGCTACAACATGCGCGAGATCATTGACTCGATCGATGAACTGCGCTTCCG